TGGAATGACCGGGCTGGATTACGCGCCCGGTAGTTCGGCCTGAATGGTTGTCGTGAAGCCGCTGTCGGTGATGGCGTGGCGGGCGGATTTGACGGACCAGAGGCCGTCCACCCCAAGCCGGATGCCGGTCACCAGAATGCGGCCTTCGGCGCTGATGGTGGGGTCGCCGATCAGGGTGAGGTTCAGTGACGTGGTGCCGCGCGTGGCCTCACCCAATGCAGCCTCTGCCGCCTTCTTGGCTTCATCCTCATTCGGGTAGACATGGCGCAGGCGCTTGACCGGCGCGCCGCTGCCTGCCTTGACCGTCTTGCGCTGCCCGGCCTTCAGGTCGTGCCATGTAGCCTCGACGCATTTCCAGTTGGCGCGGTTCACCAGCTCGGCCCCGTATGACAGGACCGAGGCGCGGGTGATCGGGCGGGGCAGCATGGCAAGGCCCGACACCGTCAGCCCGCGCCCCCGCGCCATGAACAGCAGCGCGCCGCCTTTGACCGTTGCCATGGCATCGTGGTCCTTGCCGATGCGGTTCAGGAAGTGGATGTCGCTTTCGTCGGTCTGGTCGAGATGCTTGTATTTGATCGCCTTCAGGGGCTCGGCGACTTTGGGTTGCAGCCCATGTTCGCCCGCGATGGTGCTGACGATGTCATCAATCGTCTTGTCATCCCATGACCGGCTTTTCTGGCTCTTGATCTCGCCGCCCAGATTGGCCGCTTTGCCGCGCAGGGTCATGGTGCGGGGCCAGCCCGACAGGCTGATTTCATCGCTGGTGAAGACGCCCATCGGCATCATGAAGGTTTCGCGGTATCCCATGGCGACGATCAGCGGCGCGCCGGGCATCGGCAGTTCAAGGGCGCTGTCGCGGTCATCCAGCACGATTTCGACCGCATCGGATTTGGTGCCCGCCTCATCGCTGACGCTGATCGACAAGAGCCGGTCCTTGATCTGGCCGGTGATGTCGAAACCTGCGGCCAGAACTTTGAAATCCGGGGTCATGGATCAATTCCACAGCTTGATGGTGGCGGCTTCGGGGGCCTCAGAGGGCAGATCGGGAAAGGTGATGAGGATGCCCGAAGGGTAGACCGGGCCACGCTGGCCAAGGCCGGGGTTAGCGTCCAACACCAGCTCGGTCGCCCCAGCCCGTGCGCCGTAATGGGTCAGGCACAGGGCGTCCAGCACGTCGCCGTCTTTGGTGCGGTAGATCATATCAGCCTCGCCAGCGTTGACAGAACCGACAGGGCCGCGCCGATCTTGGAAGAGGCGCTTTGATCGGCCCCATATTCGACCAGCGTGATGGTGAACTCTTGCACACGCGGCGCGCCGTCCGAATAAAGCTCGGTCGCGGTTTCCTCGACTTGGGTCACCACCCAATCGCCCCAGACATTGCCGCGCCCATCGACCATGAGTTGCGGCTTGCCTTGTGCGGCGGCGGCGCGGATGGTGTCCAGCTGGTCAAAGCCGCCGTTGAAGTGCGGCAGGATGGTGCCGGTCAGGGTGATTTCGCCCGCGCCGGGGCCAAGGAATTGCTGGGCCGGTTTGCGGCCAATGCGGTCCTGCGCCGCCCAGCGATAGGTTGAAAGGCGCTTCAGCTCTTCATAGGGCGCGGTGCGCAGGTGAAAGGCGAAGTCGCCCAGCATCATCAGAACGTCAGTCATTCAGGAACCTCCGCGCATCCGCCCGCAGGCGCGCTTCATGCGCGGCCAGCGCGCGGTTCACCACCGCTTCGATCTGATCGGGTGAGCCGTTGCCGGGGTCAACATTCAGCGTCAGGGCATAGCTGGGTTGGAAGCTGACCGCGCCGCCTGCCGGGCGCAGATCGGCCAACCCGGCCAACGGGTTTGCGCCAGCCCCGCCGCCGGTCGCCGCCGCGCGGGCCAGCGATGCCATGCGGGTCAGGGCGCGGTTGTGAGCGATAAAGCCGCCCCGGCTTTCATAGCGCAGTTCGGGGCCGTTCTCGCCCACGATGATCGGCCCCTTGCCGAAATTGCCGCCCTTGGCGAAGGCGTCTACTTCGCCGGGTTGGTATGCAGAAACACCTGCATCGCCCCCATCGCCCGTCAGCCCCAAGGTTTCCAATGCTGCTGCGCCCTTGTCGCGCACCCAGCGCAGCGCGTCGATGACGGGGCTGATCTTCTGCCACAGCCAGTCAAATTTGGCCCCCAGCCAGTCCATGACCGAGGCCATGGCCTCTTTCATGCCTTCCCAAATTCCGGCTACGCCACCGACAGAAGCCAAGCCGTCGATCAAGGGCTGAACCGAGTTTGCCCAGATCGTCGAAAACAGACTGCCAATGGCGTTCAGCACCACATCGAAACTGGCTTTCAGCGCGTTCCAGCCCGCCACGATGGCATCGGTCAGGCCCAGCTTGTCGGTGATCGGCTTGATGACGGTGTCCCAGACCAGCCGCAGGGCCGAACCGATGGCATCAAACGCCGCCTTCAGCCCGGTCTTGACGCCATCCCAGATCATCTTCAGCCCGTCGCCCGCGCGGGTCATGTCGCCGGTGAATAGCCCAGTGACAAAGGTCACGAAGCGTTGGAAGACCTGTTTGACGGCATCCCACAACCCTGAAAAGTAGGCCGTCAGGATCGACCACGCCGCCTTGATCGGGGCTGGCGTCATTTGCACCACGGTGGATTTGATCCAGTTCCACGCCGCGCTGAAGGCTGCGGTTACCTGCCCCCAAAGGTTGGTGAAGAAGGCGGCGATGGCATCCCAGTTCTGATAGATCGTATAAGCCGCCAAGGCGATCCCGGCGATCAGGCCGATGATGGGCATCGCCATCAAGGTTCCGCGCCCGATCAGCATCAGACCCTTGGCAACCAGAATTACCGATTTTCCGATGGCGATGAGCTTGCCTACAAAGGCCCCGGCCGCCACGATCATCATGAAGTTTTCCCATCCGCCCATGGCATTGGCCCCGGCCTCAAGCCATGGGAAGACTTCTTGCCAGATTGCCACCATCCCCTTGCCGAAGCTCCACAGCCCTTCGATTGCGGCCAGCATTTTGGTGGCAAGAATGTCTGCAAAAGCCTGCAAACGCCCGTCGGCGGCCATCTGGTTCAACAGGTCAAGAAAAGCTTGCAGCTTGGCCTTCAGGCTGTCGAACACGCCGGAATCCATGACCATCAGTTGAAAGCGCGTCCAGTAGTCCATGAGGTTGGAAATCACGCCATCCCATGTCTTCGACATGCCGTCAGATGCTCCGGCGTTTTTTTCGCCGAGCGCCTCCATCAAAAGCGTGATCTCCTCCCGGCCCAGCTTTCCGGCCGTCGCCATGGCTTGAATTTCTTCAGCCGGTCGCCCCATTTTTGTGGCCAGCAATTCCCAGACAGGCACTCCGCGCTCCAAAAGCTGCAAGGCCTCTTCGGACTGCAACTTGCCCTTGGACCAAGACTGGCCCAGCGCCATCACCAACCCGTCCAACTGCTCTACACCGCCGCCGGTCGCGGCCATAGTGTCAACCATGGCCTGCAAGCTGCCGTTGGTGGGGTCGATGCCAAAGGCCTTCAGCTTGGCATAGGCGGCGATGGTATCGGTCATCTCCAAGGGGGTGCGGGTGGCGAAATCTGAAATCCACGCCAGCGCCTTTTCCGCCCCGGCGCTGGACCCTTCCAGCGAGGTCAGTTGCACCTTGAAGCGTTCCATCTGGGCGGCAGGGCCGATGAATGACACGGCCAGCCCGGTCATGACACCGCTGTAAGCGGCAAGGCCCGCCACCACGCCGCGCATCTGGTGGGCCACGCCGCCAAGGCCCTTGCCCACGGTTTTCAGACCCGCCGCGGTGCGCGCAAAGCCTTCGGTCATCTGCCGCGATGAGGCCCCGATCTTGCCCGCGACAGACCGCAGCGGCCCGGTCAGCTTGTCGGTCAGCCGAACCAGAACCGCCACATCTGTCGTCATGATTTGGACCTTTCGGATTTGAGCCGCTGAAGGGCGGTGTCGAAGTATGCCAGCAGGTCTTCTGCGGCCATGTTCTCAGCCTCGGCAGGCTGCCAGTGATAGTGGCGCGACATGAACAGGATCACGTCGCGCCAGTCGGCTTCGCTCAGGCGTCCTGAGCGGTCATGAAGTTTCCCACCAGCTCGCCGACGGCGGCGAAATCGGCGGCGTCCAGTTCCTGCACCATGGCGGGCGTCACCTCGGCCAGATCGCCGATCATGGTGGCGATCTTTTCCAGATCGTCTTTGATCTTGTTGGCGCGGATCAGGTCGCGGGCCTTGGGGCGGCGCAGCGACAGGGCTTCGGTGACCTGACCGGCGACGGTGACCGGGAATTTCAGGGTGTAGGTGATACGGTCAGACATGCAGGCTCTCCCTTAGCGGCCAATGTTGCGGCGGTGCTGGGCGAGCTGATCCACGCCCTTCACCTTGAAGATCATGTTGATGGGGTCGGCTTCGATCAGCTCCACCCCGTCATGCTCGCGCTTGTAATAGCTGAGGGCGAGTTCCAGCTTCAGCGGCGCGTCTTCGCCTTCTTTCCATTCGCCCTCGTCCAGCTTCTTGATGAAGCCGCGCAGCTTGACCGAATGGGCATGGGCGGTGCCGTCGCGGTCTTGGGTGGACCCTTTCAGGGTGATGCCGATCTCTGCGCCCTGGGCGATGTCGAAGAGCGTCAACAGCTTGGGGTCGATGCCTTCGAATTGCAGGCTTGCGGTCAGCTTTTCGTGGCGCGCCATCCGCACCTCGACCGCACCCGACATGCCGCCCGCGCTGTATTCGCGGGTGAGAACCTCGAGCGAGGGCAGCTCTGCCGAGGAAACCACCCCGGCATAGCCGCGCCCGTCAACGAAGGCATTCATGTATTGCAGAATTTCCTTGATCATG